GGTCTTCAGGGTGCCGCGCAGAGCGGAGTTCATCAGATAACCGAGAGTCCCCATCAGGGCGTTATCGGTGCTGAGAGCAGCTTCAGCGTTCACATAATCAGCGAACGTGGTGTAGCCAGACTCAGTGTTGATACCGGTAACGTTCAGGAAACCGAGAGGATAGGAACCAGTGCCAGTACCGTTGATGGCTTGGTTCTCCACCTCAATGGCGATCTGCTGAGCCAGATCACGACGCACGAGGTTCTCGATGTCGATGCTGGATTGCAGCAGCAGACGCCTCGAATAATCGGTCAGCGCACCAATGGTGCGGGGCTGCATTGTCACCTGATCAACGGTGAGCTGCGATTCGGTGATGGCACCGGATTCAGCCACGTGATAGGTGGTGGCACCGCCGCTTTGACGGGGAATTGCAACCATGCCCTGCAGACCGGTCATGACGTTGGCACCTGCAGTTTGCAGAACCAGCGCCTTACGCAGCAGGTCGATGAAGCTATCGCTCATCAGATCGGTGGCAACCAGATCACCACCACCGGAGGCAGAACCAACGGTCAGATCACGACGACCAAAGCCCAGCACATCGGCAGGGATCAGGATGCCGCGAGCTTCCTTGCCGGACTTCTCTTGAGCAGCACGGCTGACTTCAAGTTCGAAACCAGCAGCACGCTGAGCCTCTTGGCTGTTGGGGTGAGCCAGAGCGTTGATGGCACGGACGAAGCTGTACTCACGACGCTCTTTGCTGGACATGCCGATTTCGGCGTCCTTAGCGTTGATGGGCTTCTCCTGTACACCCATCTTCTCCAGAAGGGCAGTGCGAAGCTCATCAAGGCTACGGGAGTTAGCGATGAACTCCTGAGCCAGTTCAATGTTCTTGGTACGTTGACCAAGGGCGATCATGTCGGCTGCTTCCTTCGCCTTGGCTTGTACAGCCTCAGCGCGGATAGCCTCAACGTTGAGGTGTTGATCCACGGTGATAACTCCGTTGGGGTTGTTTTCCACGGCTGACGCCGTATTGACGCCTTCATTATGAGAGAAGGCGCGACCAATGCCCACCGACTCGTCAGCAGGCACGGTCACCAAGCTGATTTCGAACGGTTGGAAGTTGGTCGCCCGATAAGTCACTGGTGAAGTGGACTCATCGGCTTCCATGGCATTGATCTTGTAGCCGAAACTGACATTCCGGATGATTCCATCCTTGATCAGTTCCTGCATCTCGCGACCTAGTTCATTGTTCGCGAGTTTTACACGTGCATATGCACGCTTGTTTTTGATATATGCCTTTTGAACAACACCAACAATGCGATCTGCATCGTGTTGATAAAGAAGAGGTGCGCCATCGTTCAGGCGGGTGAGATCCATGGATTTTTCATCCATGTTCAGCACTTCCATGCCGTAATAACGCTCAACCGGTTTCTCACTGGCGAACGGGAATTCCAGCGTGCGATCTTCAGAGTCAGCGCGGAATTCAGTAGCCAGAGAACGCTTTAGCGTTTCACCTTCAAGGAAACGAAGGGCTGCAATTTTGCGCAGTTCAGAGAACTTATGACCGACGACGGTCTCGCTCTCCTGATAGCTATCGCCATCCTTTCTGTACACGCGAATCAAAGCAGCGGGATCTTCTTCAGATGCATTAATCGTAAACGAAGAATCCGGCACGTCGATTACACCTTCACGGGCAATGCGTGTGATCTTGCCACGTGCGGTGCCACCACTGGAGTCCCATTCGACGAAATCACCAACTTTCAATGCGTCAGGAGCAGCACGTTCTTCTTCGCGTTCGCCTGTTGCTTCTTCAAACATCATTGGATCAAAATCATGATCAGTCAGCCATTCACGTGCTTCTGCAGGCGTGAAACGATCAGCATCAAAGCGAATTGCTTGTAGCTCACTGGTGCCTTCTTTGATGCCATAAATTGCATCGATGCCAGCACCAAATTCATCATTGACACGGCGGATGCTGTCGTACTGATCGGGATCCGTCAGACGGGCAGCATGCTCGTTGGGATAGGGGCGCCCTTCTTCAACAGGCTCAACCTCGGGCGCAGAACGCTGTTGAACGCCAGTCGGGGCAAAGCCTCGTGCTTCGCGTTTCATGAGTTCGACGAATGCTTTGCTCATCAGTCTATGTCTTCCAATTCAGGTTCTTCTTCATGTTGTACCGGATGCTCAGTAGGTGGTACAGGCATCGGCTGGCTCACACCATTATTAGAAACCTGAGAAGGATCAGTGTCGAGGATGATGCCAAGCTCATCGGCAACCGCAAGTTCATGCTGCCGTTGACGCATCTGATCTTCGAAATCACCACCATGCAGGGCGATCACCTGCGACAAGGTCATGATTCCGCTGCGGATCAATTCCTTGTAAGCAGCAGCTTCCTTCTGAGGATCAACAAACTGAGCAGCGGGTGCGATCCACTTAGCTTCTTCGTACCGTCCGGGGTTTGATTCAAAACCGGGCAGATCAAGAACACCAGCCAGCACCGCCATCTCAAGCCAACGCTCGTAGACCTCTTCGCACAACGACTCGATCAAATACTGTTGCAGCACTTTGTAGTGCGTCCGAGTTTCAAGCAGCTCTAGCCGCGAAGAGCTGTAGTTGCTCTGCGAGAAATCGCTACTGACCTGCGTATAACTACACCCAATCCCAGCAGCCACAGCTCGCAGCATCTGCTGGACAAATGGAGTAAATGCATCATCAGGGCGATTGGGAGTGAAGAACTGCATCTCTTCTCCCGGTGCCAAGCGGCGGATGCTGCCGGGTGAGAAGTCGAGGACAGACTCCTGATCAAACGTGCCATCTTCAAACAGCTCCTGATCCGGCGTCTTAACGAACGCCATCATGCTGCTGCTAGCGCGTGCAGCGACAATCTCCGCTTCTTCGTATCCAGACAAATTACGAAGGCGCATGATTGCCGTAGCAAACGCGCTGACACCACGCGTCTGACCGGGGCGATCAATCAAATACAGATGAATGATGTCCTCAGCAGGGATGCGAATACGGCGCTTGACTGCCTTCTGCGCATAACTGAACTGATAATCACCGGGGTGATAATCAAAGAAGTGATACGCAATCGGGCGTCCCCACTTATCAAGCTCAACACCCATCCGAATTTCGTTGCCGTCCTTCGTGATGGTGTTGTAGTCATCGTCCAGCAGATCAGATTCGATCAGCTCCAATCCAAGCGGCACCTTGCTGCCACCAAAGGATTGACGGACAAGACGGATGAACACCTCGCCGGATTCCAGCATTGAGGTAACAGACAACCGTTGGATGTCGTACCAGCTCAACTTGCCGCCAACATGACAACGCTTGGCACTCGTCCAGCGATCAAATTCTTCTTCGATGCGACGATTAACGTCATCCGCCAATCGACCACCACGTTGCATGCGCACCTGCGCCTGATGACGGATGCCAGTGCCGACAACGTTATTTTTTACGGCACGAAGCGCAGATTTTGCGAAATCTGAATCGCGAACCAGTTGCCGTGCGCGGTTCCGCAACATGCGGATGCTGCCGCGAACTTCACTGTCAGCAGAAGTCGCCTGACTGATCCAATCAGAAGTCAGACGGTTGTTCTGTGCAGCGGCATAAGCACGCTTGAGGTTCCAGTTCTTCTCTTTCGCCTCTTGCAGTTGCTTACGCAACGCGTTGGTACGACCAAAGCCCAAGAAAGCCATTAACGGAACCTCACTTTGGCGAGACCGGGATTACCAAGACCCTGACGGATCTTTTCACGGCGTCGCTCCATTGCAACCTCATTTTGCAACGTGCTGCGCAATTCGAGCAGTTCAGTCATCTTGTAACGACGCAGGCTGCGTCCACCAATGCTGTATTCCTGCACCATCCCGCCTTGTGACAGGGTGCGAATTGCAGCTTCGACGTATCCGAGGTCAATTTCGGCGCGGCTGCGATCATCAAATGCACCGGGTGTGCTGGTGTAAGCAGCAGTTGCCTTGACGGTGAATTGACCGCGACCAGCGGTGTACTGCAACGTGCTGTAGGTGGCGATTGCCTGCCACGTCCACAAGCCAGCATCAAAGTTTGCAGTGGTGGCAGCGGGAACAGTGATCCGCCAACCATCTCCTTCTGTTGTACCGGTGATTGTTGCGCCTTCCGAGGCGACATTCGTGCGGGCGTACCACTTCATCGTGTACGTGCCGCTATCAATGACAGTGCCGATCGCATCCTTGAACGAAGGCACGTCGAACACGACGGTATCGCCTGCGTAAATCAAATCCGGTACAAGGATGCTCACCAGCTTGTCACAAATGAGGATGCTCGCCTCTGAAGTCTACGCTGCGGTGGGCGGTATGGCGACTGCTTTTGCTCGTCCGGCTTTTCACCCACTAAATCGCCAACTTTTCCTGCATTGCCAACAGAACGCTCAAATTGCTCAAAGATCGTGTTCCGGTTGAACCTCATATACAGAAAGTGCAACGCGGCATAGCTGTACACGAAACAATCCAATGCCTCGTTGCGATCACCAGCCTTCTTCTTCCATTCACGAATGGCAAAACCCTTGACATAACGGACAACCTGACGTTCGCTCGTAAGTTGTTTGAAGTATTCCTGACCCGCTTCCGCGTGGAAGTGAATATACCCTGCTCCGATCTCGTTGTGCTTCATCCTGCCGAACAAAGTTGATTTGATCGTGTCTGTACCAACAGGAAATACCTCAGCCGAATTCTTTAACACTTGACCTTTGTAGTTAATATCAACCTTGGAAGGCTTCCCTATCGGCGGTTTGTTCCGCACTGACTGTCCTTTCAAAGCAAACACACCTTTCCCCTTTCGACTTCTGGCATACGCATACACTTCGCTTGTGAAGTGACCGCCAGAGTCCACTCCAATTGCCGCAACTTTCAGTCTTCCACCGTCGGCATGCGGGTAGTCCCTTAGTAGTAGGTCATCAACTTGTTCCCACAATTTCTGTCCGGCTGGATCGCCATAAATCTCTGTGTGGCTGATCAACCAGCATTCCTCACCAGCACCCCACGCATACAATCCGATCGCGACCCTGTTGTCCTGTACGTCAACACCAGCGGTCAAGATGCTCGCACCACTGGGAACCTCGCTGGCGGGGTAGAACTCGGCGCGTTCCGAAAGGCTTTCCGCCCCAAGTTTTGCTCCCGTCTCCTCTTCCCACGTCTCGCCCAAGACAGTATTGACAAAGGTCTTGAGCAACGGCGCGTCGTTCTTCGCACGTAAAAACTCAGAAACAATCTCCTCCCAGCTCTTCCATCCCAATGGGGAATACAACGAAGACAGATGGAATCCAACCGTTCGTGGATCTTGACTCGTAGCAGTCGGACGCCATTCGCCCTTGCGAAGCATCTCGCTCTTGTAATGCTCTGGTATGTGCGCCCCGCAAGCCTCACAGACATACGCAGTAGTCTTTGGATCACCGTCACGCCACTGCAAGTTCTTCCACTGCAACCACTGCATGTGATCGCAATGTGGACAAGGAACAAAATATCGGCGTTGATCCGATGCCAAATATTCAGTTTCAATCCTGCTCGTATCTTTGACCGTTGGCGTCGAAGTCAGGATGATCTTCCGCCTGCTGAACGTTGAAGCACGACGTTCCGCCAATGCACAAGGGTCTCCTTCACCATCCACATCCGATGGGAAAGCATCAACCTCATCAAGAAGCACCCAGCGACAAGGAGCAGAACGTAACCCCGTAGCGCTGTTGGCACCCGTAAGTAGAAGTATCCCGCCGGGGAACTCTTTGCTGAACATCGTGTTGCCTGAATCGCGGCTTCGAGCGGGAGCGATCTTCTCTGCAAGGCACGGGGTCTCGTGAATCAGCGAATCCAATCGCTGTTTACTCAATCTTTTAGCCATCTCAATCGTCGGCTGCACAAAAAGTGCTGGTCCGGGAGCATGGGCGATCATGTAGCCCACCACGTTGTTGATGCCTTCGGTCTTACCAAGCTGCGCACCAGCCATGAAGATGACTTTCTGCACCGCAGAATTAGCGGACATGCAGTCCATGATCTCCTTGAGGTAAGGCGTGCGGTCAGTACGCCACGGACCGGGTTCCGCTGATGCCTTGTTGCTGAGCATCCTGAACTGATCCGCCCACTGGCTCACCGTCAGATCGGGGTCTGGCTTCAACCCATCGATGAACGCCGAACGGTAGATCAGTGCGCCATCACGCATCGGTCAAGCTCTCCAACGCCTTGCGGATCTCTTCGGTCAATGTCTGGTGGATTACCACCGGATCTGATTCTGCAGCCAGTTGATTGCTGACGCGATCTGGGATGTTGCCCAACGCATCCCTTACAGCACGTGCAGCCGAAAATGCCTCACGCTGCACGCGAGACACCTCCACCAACTGATCCTCTTTGACTTCAAGATCCAGCCGTGCCAGCTCTGCGCGGAAATGCTCTGACTTTGCACGACTTTCATTGAAGCTTGGGATCTCGAGGTCATCTGATTTCTTACGCGTGGGACTCACTGAAACAAGCGGGTTGCCTTCCTTGTACGCCTTGATCGCCGCTTCCTTGTCCCAAGCGATCTTGTTGCGATCAACCGTGAAGCAACCTTCAAACCTGCCTTGACTCTTCATCTGGCTGATCCGCGCCTGCGTGATCCCCAGTGCCTCAGCGAGTTCTTTGGTGTTGCAAGTGTGCATAGGCGCAATTTAAGCGCAACAGCGACGTTTTAAGCGAAATAGCCCCCGACAGCGTTTCTTTGGCATATAATTGTCAGCTTTTTGATTTTGGGCGTCTTAAGCGTCTCAGATGCGTCCATGCTGCGACACGCATAATTCTGGCGCTAGCGGAAGAAGGGGGTTCGAAATTACC